AAAAGGAGATGATTTTATGAATACTTTGCTCGTAATTTGATATTTACGGAATCGTTATTATCATTGCCATTGTGTTAGTATATTATATAAACATACTTTCCATTTTCAAGTCTTTTTTAAAAAAATTTTTTCTTAATTTTCTCTTTGGGTTTTCTCTTTATACTTTCTCTTTAACTCCTTATAATTATCACTATTTGCTGCTTTCATTCGCCTAAAACCTGCAAGGGTAGAAGGGGCTTCATTCCCCAATACTGTCTTATATTTTTCCCATAATAGTCTATCTTGTCGAAGTTGTTGTTTTTCTCTTTGTTGTTTATAGTATGCCTGGACTTGTTTACTATTTTTTGACGGTTCTTTAAATGGTTTATTACTTATTTTAATATATTTATCTACATCGTTTAATTCCTCTACAAAAGGTTCTAAAACATGTCTACATCGTGGATGTATATTTGCATAACCACTCGAAAAGGCAACATCTAATTTAGGAAACCTTTTATCTTTACCAGATATACTATAAACTCTGCCTTGATACTTCTGGCAGATAGGGCATGCGTTAGGATGTTCAGACATCTTTACCAAATCATATCCCAACTCTTGGACTTGTTTGATTGTGGCTGTATTGGTAACTTCTCGGACAGTGCTTCTTGCTACGGTTTCAGCATAAGCATCTAATCGGATAAATCTGCCGTTCTTTGTTTTTATGGCTGTAATTCCATTTTCTGCGAAGTTTTTAAGGATATTCTTCTTACATTCCTTTAGTGTCTCATTTGTGGCTAATTTCAGTCCTACAGCCTCTTCTGTGGCTTTCTGAATACCATCTTTAATTTGTCGTCCGATAAAAAAATGTGTATCGTTTAGTTCTCCCAGTTTATTACGAATGAACACATTTATGGTTTTTCTGTGGACTTTACTTAATTCCTTTAAAATAGCGGCTTCTTCCGTGGCTGACATTTTTATTCCCATTTTATGGTTCGTTTGACGGATTCCTTGCACATACACTTGTTGTATCAATTTTTCCATTAAAGGAGTAGCCTTACGGTTAAGTAAGGCTAATTCCTTGTTTATTTGGGTAAGGAGTTCTTTTCGATATTGAAAAACACTGCCTCTTGGTTCCACAGTTTGCAATAAACGAATAAGTTCAGCCTGTGCCGATGTAAATAATTTAATAAGTTCTTCTGTGTAGGTGAGTTTTCTTGCCATAAGTCCTCACCTCTCTTTACTCTGTCTCTTTGTTTATCTCTTCATCTGTTTCTTCTAAGCCTTCTTCATTTTCATATAAGTGAGGGTTTGGAATATTAAGTGGGTTTGCTTCCATCTCTTCCTGGACAATACGCTGATATTCTTCTTCCGCTTCTTTTCGTGTCATGTCGTTAGCAAGCATTATTGAAGTTACATGACTTAAAGTAGGTTTATTACCGTTCTTAATAGACATAATTTCTGCTTGTTCTCTTTCATCATCAATAAGTCCGTCCTTCCATTCGATTATGAGTTCGTATTCGTCAATATCATACCCTTCCATTTTTGCACAATTGGAAATGGCTTTTCGAAGGGCTGTATCCATAGAGTTTCTTATTCTTCCAACTTTTTGAAGAGCCGTTTCCATTTTGAGTTTGTAAGCAATGCCACTTGTTACACCACCGCTGCCATTTTCCCGTTCACCCAACAGGGTTCCACCCATTTCACTAAGTATATACAAAGCATTTTGTAGTTCTTTAATAAATCGGAAGTTGGCTTCAAGTTGTGCATCCCAAGTCAGGTAAGACACTTTTCCATCATTGCTTTCCACGACAAAATAACTGCCTGTTTTAAGACTATAAGTGCCTGTCTCACGATTATAGGTAAGGGCACTGCTTGGCCCTTGCATACTTGGTTGACTGTGTTTGTCAAGCACCTTCGCTATCTGGGCAAACCTAACCTCTAATTCACAAATAATAGAATCAATAATTGTGTAATCCGATATTCCATAGATATTGTCAGATGTCGTTAGATTTGTGACGGGAATGATAGCAAAATCATCTAAACCTGTTTCTATCACTTTTTCTTCATCATAGAATTCTCTTATAATTTTTCCGTTCTTCACTAAAAAATATTTAACAGTATATCTACCCTTCTCATGGATTTCTACATACAATTCAGTTTCTTTTTCATTTAGTACCCTCGGTATACACAATACATGATATTGAATTTTTCTGATGTTTCGTTCTGATACAATAGGAAACCAAATGGCAGGCTGAGTAATATCGATTACGCCTTTATTTAAGTCTTTATATAGATAAAACAATCCAACCCCATACCTAGATGTGTCCATCGTCACTATATACAATAAATTATAAATATCATTTCTTTTAATAATTTCGTCTACAATTTTCTGCTTCTTTTCATCTTGAACAGAAATTTTTAGTGTTTCTCCACATAATAAATCTGCTGTTTTCTTTGTTATAAGTTGTTGATAATTGAGTATCACATCATAACTAATTACTTCTTGAAAATCTCCTGAAACTCTTTTAACTCTATCAATTTGATTCTTATAAACTTCCCCATGTCTGCCTTCAAATAGTTTTTTATATATTGAATAATTTTCTAATCTTTCAATTTGAGATTTTGGAGGGAATAATTCCCCTACCTTTAAAAAGTCAAGGTTTGTAAGCATAACTACATACCCCCTTTGTGTTAGCGTAGTTTAACAAAACCAAGCCCGGATTTACTACCCCAAAATTGTTCAGTAGCATATCGGATGGCAGCAATCGCATCGTCATTAAAAGCAACTGGCTCTTCTGTTACATTGCCTTCCTTGTCTACTTTGTATTGCCAATTTTGGATTTCCTTTAGCGTATTTACGCACCTTGTATTAATGTAGATTTTTCTACCTCGTAAATAGTCAATTCCCATCTTCACTGAATTTTTTCCTTTTTCAGCAGGACGAATAGAAAGAAAACCATTATTCCTAAACTCTCGGATTCTATCAGGCTCGGCTGAATCTGCTACAATTGAAATATTTCTATCTACTACAAACTTCTCTGCTTCACAAATTAATTCTGCATTTGTTAATCTTCTTTTGTATAATTCATCGAGTACATATACATCTCCATCTTTTATCCCAACTAAAACCATAACAGACGGATGATTGTAGCCGAAATCTAGTCCATAGGTAATATAATCGTAATCTTTCCAAATATTAGTTAGAGATAATTCTTTAACTTCCCAGTTCGATAAGATAATGTTTTGGAAAGTACCCCATTCTCCTAGACAATATATACGATAAAAATTAAAGTCCTCATCTTTTAACGCTTCAAGCATTTCTTTATAATCATTATCAATAAACTTATTATCCAAATATGTGCTTTTCAGAATAGAAACTTTTTTACGGAAGTCTTGGTTGGTATTATCAAAGAATTGACTCTTTAGCCATGAAAGTTGACTAACAGGGTTGAAAGTTAAATTAATTTGAAATGGAACATTATACTTATTTGAACCTCTTAGACGAGTATCTAAAACTCTAAAATCATTCACATTTGCTTCCGATGCTTCTTCTATCCAAATATCCGTAAGTATTCCAGATTCAAATGTAATAGACTTTAACTTTTCTACATCATCAAGTCCTGCAAATCTAATTTGGTTTTTATTATATTTATTGGTAATTGTCATATCCGTTTTATTAATGTCAAAAATAGGATAAAGATTCCAGTCTGATATAATTTGATTAAATAATGCAAAAGTAGAATAACGATTGGTTTTTCCGACTTTTCTAACAACAAGCGTATTTCTGCCTTTGTCTCTCATATTTAGGTATATTTTTTTTTGTGCCATAAAAACGGATTTCCCTGAACCTGCACCGCCATAGATTATTTCGTATCGATTATCCGTATTTAAATAGGGAAGATAGATATCGTTAAAAACTTTTTTAGAAATTCTTACTTCCATATCTACCAACCCCTTAATCTTCCAGAATTACTCGAATTACTTGTTCTGTTGTGTTTCCATCATCTTTTTGTGGATTATCACTCATGTCAAGTAAATTCTTTGCGAGGAATATAAGGGCTTTTGTATCACCGTTTGTTACACCTTTTTTATATAAAGCGCGTCTTACGCTTAACTTACATTTTTCAAGTCCTCGCTCATATACTTCTTTAAATTTTTTTCTTCTATATAGAGTGCTTTGGTGAACACCAAAATGGGAAGCAATTTCTGCAACTGTGCAACCTTCAGAGGCTAATTGCTCAACAATATTCATATCTATCTTTTTTTTAGGACGTGCCATAGTTATCACCCCTTTTGCAAAAAAATCATTGGTTTTACTATTGCAAAACACTTTATAAACAATGTTTTTAAATGTTTTCAAGTTAAAATTTGCAATGAGGTGAGGGGTGTGGAATAGTGATAATATATATAAAGTTCCATTTTGCTTTACACTTTTACATAAAACAAAGGCATTAAAAAAAAAGCCCAAAATGGGCTTTAGAAAGAATTTACTTTTACTTGATTAACATTTTAAATATGTCGGAGTTGTCTACCTCGTTGTAATCTATGGCTTCTTCGATGTTTGTCAAAACTACTGTGTTGTCTTTAAGTTTTGTTCCTCCAATCAATGTATATCTGAAATCCTTTTCGTATGCAGTAACAAAATCTTTGTCCTTTTCAATCTTTATCTTTTTTAATTGCTCAATAATCGCTTCTTTATCCAATTTATATTTATCAATCAGTCTTTCGCACTCTATTAAAACCCTACTCAAATTGAATCAACTCCTTTTATATAATTATTATACAAATAAGACACTATTTTAAATAGCGTCTTTTTGTTCCAATAAGTATAAGCCATATAGCCCAATGCAAATCGCATCTGCTTCATCCTCTAACGCTTCTTTTCCATAAATCTCTTTGACTTTCTCTATTGTGTTTCTCTTTTGTTGTTCTCTTTTCTTTCCTTTTATCCCATTCCAAGATTTCCAGCGTGAAGGAGGAA